CGTGAATAAGCATTGGAGGTCGAAAAGGCATGGAACACACTCAGGAAAGGAACTTCCAGGGTGACACTGGTGTCACAAGCTAGATCACATTTGACGTGATGCAGCTGACTCCTTGTGATGGGTGAGAAGACGTGAGATGAATACCAATTAGCTGAATTAGTACCACCAGTGTCAACCCCACCACTAGGACACCAAGTTAGCATGTAAAGACCTTGCTGGAAGGAGTTAGCATTAACCTTTAAGGTAAAAACTAAATCTGCAGTCCAAAGCCAATTTCCTGCTAACTTACGATAGTAAATATCAAGTGCCGTTAATGCATTCGGTATGTCGAAAGTACCGAATGTAGTGGATACATCACTGGATGAGAAAACTCCAGTTTGTAAAGGGTAGGGTTTAGCAAGAAAATCACGGATGTCATCTTCTTTTTGCTTTACATATCCAATATCGAAAATATTGGACATTCGTTTAGGTGCATCAGGTGTGACTAATTTAGCCACACCATCATCTGCGATGTTTGTGGAACTCTTAGGCTCCGGGGTTGCGTTTTGGAGTCCGCTACTCATATTATTATTTTGTGCAAGTGTGTGTTCTAAACTGGAGATCACACTCAGGATCATCCAGTCGTACAGAAGTAATCTAGCATGCTCATTTAAGAATAGTGGCTTGATTAGTAAATACAAATGATACACTATTATAACAACCAGAAAGCCTAACTCCCTCTTATTGACTTCTGAGTTTAGGAGGGTAAGTTGGTAACCAGACGGTTGAGTTTTCCACGAACAAGGTCGTGGGGTCCTTAATTTTCCATAGCGCGCGAGATATGGTGGTCTCGGGTAGTTTGGGTTACCAGCCCGTGTTACGTTTATTGATACACGCGCGGCTCGGACTCAATTTCGTCCAATACCGTCGCGTAATCAGTTGATGATGGCCAGCGCGCTTGCTGGCCGTAATTTTTGGTATAAGCCTTCAAAACTAAGGGAGTAAGAAGGTTAAACGTTTCCTCACCGTGTAAGGAGAACTCACGTATCGAACTTTGGATCTTATCTGCTGTCACTCCATAGGGGTCAGAGCGCTGTGTCCATTGGAGACTTTCCATAGGTGTGTTCAAGTCTATTGGTCCGACGTATCTACCGAGAGTTCTCTCAAATCTAAATTTCCTCTTAAGGAAATCAACATCAGTTATCGGCTTAAGTGCCTCGGTAACTGATTGTTTAGATTCGTCGGTGTAAATATAACCAAAATTATCCAATTGTTTTGCTACGGTAACAGCATTAAACTCATCGGACACGTCTGGGGAAGGTGCAACCACATTATCGTCGCCAACAAATGCTGCGCGCACCTTATCGTGGAACTTGGTTTTAGTACCAACCAAGAGAATAAAACAACAAATCATCAATATCTCATTGATAAGAGTGTTGATGACTGCAGTAAGAGGGTTTCCAGAAGGCATACCCCCATCCCATTCATAAAGCTCGCCATTTACATAATGTACAGACCTGGCGATACTTTCGAATAGCATAACTCGTGCTGTTTGGTAACTATCATTATACCACTTGTTAACAAGGGAACAAATAGACATAATCAATTGATACGTGTGTTTCTTATCGAAACCTTTGTAATCGCCTGCAAACAAATGTGAACTAAAATAAGTTAGGTGTTGGGCTAAGGAATTCCAATCACTACTAGTTTCATTAATCCCAATACACGAATTATTCCTTATTCTGCCTCTAACGACCATGAGCATGAAGTCACCGCATAAAATCCGGCTGACAATGATCATGAGTAGTGAGGCGCCACAAATAAGGCGTGTCTTAGCATCTTCAACTTTCTGTTTCTTGAGTAATTCAGCTTTTAGAAAATCTATGAATATGAATTGGACTAATTCTCCATTATTCATTTTCTCAATAGATTCAGAAGCTTCTCTTCTCAAATCAACTACACAGTCTCTGTGATAATCAACCGGTTCACCAAAGAAGTGTCTTTTGGTTTTATATCTCTTCATCAATGGATAACCGGTAGAAGTTGAAAAATTAAGTGGGGCTGATTCATCAAACTCATAAATACCCTCCACCGCTTGTTCAAAAGTATGCAACAAGCGTGGTCTGGCTTTATCATTGTCAGTTCTCTCCAAGTGATCCAATTTTTGGTGGATCGCCTTGGTAAGAACATCTTGAGGGATGATTCGATCATTGGAACAATACCCATCATAACATAGGACTTTTGGATCCCCATTATTATTCGGGAATAGTCTCGATGGCCTCTTAAGGGATGGAAAACCATCCAATTCGCCAAAAAGTTTAGAGCGGACCAAGGTGTGGTCTCCACTGGTACTAACTTTTACTGGGGCGGGTCCCAGACATTTGAATTGTAAGGAAGGTAAATTGTAGGCTTCCGAGGAGGCAATGGGATTGGCCTCGATTAGAGCCTTACACAACATTTGTTTGGAGACTATAACTCCATACCCACTGGTTGGTGTACCAGCACTATGAATTCCGAGAATACAACCACTTTTTCCAAGCAACGAAAGCAAAACACCACAGTCACCGGGAGCAGTGTGGAGTGTACTGTAAGAAACTGCCGCTCTTAAAGCATACTCAGTTTCAGTATAACTATCACGCACTCTAACTCTTCCAGCGGGAAGTGCTTCCCCTGTGTGCGGCATATGTGCCCCAGATTTCCAAGGGTCAATACGAACAGTCATAGAGCTTTGTATGGCCCGTGAATGGACCTCATCGTAGAAGAAACGTACGATATCTCTGTGGGGTTGAATTCTTGGAGGTGTTTTAACTAAAGCAACATCTTGAAACTCAAGATCTTCATTGATGAAATAATTGTTCAGTATTTCATCAAAAGTCAACATGAATTCTCTTTTACCTTGAAACTGGGAAAGAACCACAGGTTTTGCTCCAACTTTAGTCTGCCACCTTTTAAGTCTATTAATGAAATGATAGGGTATTATAAAGTAGGAAGCGTTCAACATAGTGACGTTGCCCCATCTAGTTAAGTCTCCGTCTGGTGTCTCAACTTGGAAATTATAACAATTAGTTGAGACTACAGAGTCCATAAGACTATTTGTATTTGGGTCAAGAGCTTCGGCATTAGCACGAGATACTGAATGAGTCATCTGGGACTTGAAGGAAATATCTTTCCTAGGTTTAAATTCAATGTTCGTGCTTTCAGAGTTGGGAACGACTTTATCGAACCAACCGTTAAAATAACCGACCACACTAGTAAGTGCGCCTGCCAAAGCTAACATACTTAAAACACCAAAGACAACTTCAAGAGTGTCTTTGTGTTTCTTTAAGAAAGTATAGGAGTTATATAGAACATCAGAAGCACCTCTCATCAATTTATGATAAAGGGTTTCTCTTTTGATCTTCATAGTACTCCACGAATCACCAAGTCTTTCTGCGTTCAGATCGAACATCTGTACATAACCTTCCCAGTCACATTCCCCTTCCCAACGGTCATAAAGTTCTTGGGGCGTTATAAGACTTCCATCATCGTTCATGGTAACACGGGATCCTGCAAACCAGGCAAATTTTTTTCCATAAAACACAAGACAAGAAGCCACGACTTTTGGGAACCACCAATCATTGGTTATATAATTCATGCCAATCTTGGCCAAACCATACACCAGTTCTTTGAATTCTCTGGTGTGGTCACCACCACTCATGATGTCTCTGACACCCTCTCTGATACTAGGTGGGTAGGCACCCAGTGATGATTCGTATTCTTCTTCTTCTGATTCAGAAGAAGAGGGAGAGTCATACCAACCGGAATGTGCTTCTAATATTTCAACACGCCTACTGGCTGCGATATAATTCATGGCGTCCTTTTCATCTTCTGAATCAGGCTCCTCTTCTTCGGGATCGTTCCATAACCAACCCTCGGCTTCTGCGACTTCTGTTCCTCCTCTATACTTAGGGTACTTAGAGAAGAAATCTTTTGAAATGGTAGACAGATCCCGAAGGCGTGTTTCATGCCATCGTTTCTTGGTTTCCACCATTTTGAACTGTTGGACTATAACTTCGGCATAACCCATTCTGCGTCCTAAGACTTTTCCAGTTTTCATATCATAAGGGACAAAATCCATCATGTCTGGACCAAACTTTGAATCACCATTTGGAAGTTTCGGTAATTTACTCCGGTCTAATCTCTTCGTCATAAAACTATCATCACGAGAGGATGGATCTTTAATACAATATCGTTCCTTAGGAACTCCGTAGTACGCATAATCAACTCTTCTGATTAAAGCTCCGGGGTGTTTTACTACCTCGCTCTTAATCTGCGCGTCATTGGAAGTCAGGATCACAGCCTTGGGTTCGTACTTAAACTTGCCTTTATCTTCAACGGCAGCTTTCTCAGCTGGGTTACCAACTGTATTCACTAGCCTAATAAATGCCATAGCTTCGGAATTAGCGTCTCCTGGGACGTCCTTTTCTTGTCCAAAATCATCATGGAAGCCAACTAGTGCATCTCTGGGGAGAGTATCAGCAAAAGGAGACTTCCTGGCAAGATAGAGATAATCAGTCGGATCTTGGCTTTTCCCATGGAATCTCTCTTTTTCGAGAGTGAGTATCATCTCGGTCAAAATAAGAGCCATAGATGACGCCACTTGAGTTTTACCATTAGAGGGCGCCCCTGCAATGTAAACTACTGCTGGTTCAGGGCGCATGAAAGTGGTGTTCATGCCTTGATCTAGGAATCTCTGTTTTATCTTCCTCAAAATATGTATATGATCAGATATGATCTTAGTCATACCTCTTGTTGAGTTGTTATGGGGAATCTTACAATGCAGATGCTCCAACATTTCAATTGTAACATTAACATAAACAGAGTTCTCAACTGTTGGATTGCATTCATTCACCCGTTGTAAGGATTCGATATGATCAATCCTTTTCTTAATAGCTTCAAAGTCTGCGTCTGAGTTGACTAAGAAGCTGGTATAGGTATTGTTACCAAGTAAATGAATAGAGACGACCTTGAACATGTTATCAACACATCTAATTACCAAATCTATGATCTCATTGATATTTTCTTTTCCACGAGACCAATTAGTAATCTCCTTGAAGAAGTTATGTCTGGAATCACCCATGGCATGTTTGACACCAGTAACTCCCAATGACAGAGTACTTAATACTCCTCCAAGATCTTCCATAGATAAATCTCCGAGACCTTGTGAGTCAGCAATAATCTCTTCATCACTTGATTGAGATGGGCATATTGCCCATACGATATGAACTGCTGCTATAGCCGTAAAGTAATCCATCTTATTATCGGTCAAAAGAAGGACGGCTCCAGCTGAAACCATGAACGTGGCATGCGAGGCCTTCGTGCGTGAAATACATTGGTATATGAGTGCCGAAGCAAAGGCAGAAAACAAAATTAACTCCTTGTTTTCCTCACACATAGCTATGCCGGGTCTAATCATGTCTAAGAAATTCTTACCAGGTGATTTAACCGCGCTGGCGACATCATTAAAATTTCGTAGAGTCTCTTGAAGAACAGGACTATTAACTGCCCCAGCGAGTTCTTTCATTCCCAATGGATCACTTAGAGTAAAAGAATGACTAGGGTCAGCCCCTTCAGCAAAAGCTGGCTGTTTCGCAGTACGCATGGCTTCAATTTTTAATTCGCGCAGTTGTTTCTCCAATTTCTTCATTTTGGAAACAACTCTACCTTTCCCCTCAACCCTACGGGATGCTTGCGGATTGAGCGAAGGTTTCTTGCGCATATTTTTAATCGCCTTACGATTGCGATTGTGGTTAGTATTAGGCTCTATCCCTTCTAATACAGATACGGGACTGAGCTCTTGTATGCTCTGGAGAACATAAGGTTTTGGCACCTTTTTCTTAGGTGCGTTAGGTGTTTTCACTCGAACCGGACTGGTCTGTGGAGTGATATGCGTTTCAATTTTAATCAAATTATCTTGTTCAAGTACTAAAGCTGATAATTCAGCCGTCAAATCGTTATAAATCGTAGTCGTTGTCATTGTAATTTCATTAAAGAATGCAATTTAACGTCTTATCATCGAGGACGGTTTACTGTTGGCTCAGGGAATTATTAAATGTCTAAATCCTTTTCCAAAGGGATAAGACACGAGGTATATACAGAAGATAACAAATAAATTAGAATAGATTCTGGGTTCATTAAGCCCATTAACCATCTTGTTGAGCCTATCACGGTCTCTTACAAGTATGTTTGGTTGAATATATTACTAAGATAAATGTTAAAATCCTTAAATATCTCTTGCCGGAATTCTCGGCTCTGCTCACCAAGGCAGATCGTAATAGGGCGTCTTTCGACGTTTTTGTATTTAATTATTTTAGTGTTAAAGTAAAAGAAAAGCGGTACGAGTACTGGCAGAAGCCAGTCAAGAATGCACAATTAAATGTGTTTAATAAAACAGACAGGTGTAGTCTGAGTCTTTTGTAAATTTTAAAGAGAAGTTTGATGGAATAGGTGAAATAATATACAGATAATATACACAAATATACAGGTTCTCATTTAGAATGGTTGTGTGAAATACACAAGATTTTTATTACCCAGGTTTCTACTGGGACGTTGATAGGACGTAGTTTCAAAGCGGCTTGTACTAAATATTAATGCATGGGACATAACGAAAATATATAACTTGCGAATATATACCTCCGAATATGGAACATCCAATTCTAATAGCATGAGACTTGCCAAGTCTCACAAAAGTTAAACGTAGAGATTACTCTACGT